CATGAACCACTGGTATTACCAGAGAACAAACCATTAGCTTCATTGTATAGAGCTTCTGGAGTGTTAGCAGTAATTGCGGAAGTTGTACCATTAGAATAAACGGAACGCATTGCAAAAATCAATCCAGTTGGACCAGTCATTGGTTGAACACCGCAAACATCATAGCCCATTAGGACTGGCATGTTACGGCGAACCAAACTGATTAGAATTGGATCAAAACCTGCTACCGGACCAGCTGCTGCAGCTGCAGTACCATATCCACCTGTACCTGCAAAGTTTGCTGGAAGAGTTTCATTGATCATTTGACCATTCATTTGTGCAAATTGTGCACGCTCTTCACGCAATGCTTTTTCTGTGTTTTCCAACACAACTGCAGTGTGTACACGGCGCATTGTGTCCTTGATTGCTGGAAGTTCTGAGACATCCAATACTGGTGCCCACTTCTTCAACAGCTGTTCATTGATAGTATTCATCTAATTTGTCTCCTAAATCTCTCTTGTAAGAGTGTTGTTATCTAGCTACAGTTCTCTTGATTGCACTTACATATGCTGACATTGGTCCAGTCACTTCTTCCACAATTGCTTCTGGAGCAGTGCTGTTATCAACAACTGTTGATGCAGTCTTGTTCACCTTATTTGAAAAGTATTGTTCACGGATAATGGACAACTTTCCACGGTATTCACTGTCTGTAGTGAATTCAACACCCTCTGCGAGCGTCTTTAGTTTTTCTGTTTGTGTGGCGGTGAGACCTTCACAAACAGAAGCAATAACTTCTACTTTCTTTGCTTCGTTGATCTTTTTAGTCAACTCTACATTCTTATTTAGTTCTTCGTTAACTTTGCCCTTCAATTCTTCAACTTGAGTAGTTAAAGTTTCAACAACATCAACTTTCTCAGCAGGAATATCAAGATTATGTTCAACGAACAATTCACGTAGACCACCCATGAATTCTTCTACGATTTCAGTACGTAGACCAGATTCAATTGCAACTTCATTGGTCTTCATCCAAGACTCAACCATGTGGTCTAGATATGCGTCTACTTGACTTTCAATCTCTTCTTTGACTTCATTTACAGATTGTTCTGCTGCTTCTAGAATTTCTTTTTCTAGTTGTTCTACAACTAAAACAGCGCGTGCAATAACAGCAGATTCAAAAATGGTCTTTGCTTTATTGCGGAATTCTTCTGAAAGTTCAGATCCAGCAAACATTGCATTTACATCTTCTTCGCAAGAAATTGTCTTCATCTTGTTACGAATCAAATCAAGACGAGCAGTGCGTGCTGCTTCAATTTCTTCTGCGGTTAATTCAACTTCTTCTGTAGCGACATGTTCTGCGCCACCAGTATTATGATCAGCTTCTTCGGCACCATCCTTCAAAGGAGCTTTACCAGATGGAGTTGCCATAGTAGGTTGAACTTCTGCAGAAACTTGAGTTTGTGGCTGTGCTGCCTTATCAATTTCTTTTCTTTCTTCTGGACCAACAGCTGGTCCCTTTGGAGGAGTAGCATGAGATGCATTATCACTTGCATGCTGACCAATTGGATCACCAGCTGGGTTCTCTGTTGTAGAACCACCAAGATTGCGAACTTCACCCTTTTCGATAGAGTGCATTGGTTCCTGGCCAGTCTTGCCAGATGCATTCAATACATCAATGGCTGCTTCTGCTAGTGTCTTTCTCTTCGCGGTCATGTTTAAAATGCTCCTATGATCTTGTATTATTTAGTTTTTCAAAATTTTGGTGTTAGAGCTTCTTCATATAATCTGAAAAAGACTTCAATATAGCTTCTTCTAGATTCTTTTTCTTAGTCTTTTTTATTTCTTGATAAATTTCATTTACAGAAGCTTCTTGAATAGCACCATTATTCCAAACCCATTCTCTTCCTTCCATCAAACCATTTACAAAAGCATCTGGTGCAGATGGATCTGCAACAATATCAGCAGCTGTAGCCAAATGATAATCGTCCTGAACAATATTAGTTCCTTCTACCATTCTCATGGTTCCAACTCCACGAGAAGATACTCCTAAATTACCACCATCTTCTATTAGAGCTTTAACGATTCTACCATGTGGAGTATCTTGAATTCTAGCCTTTCCAATATAATTGTTACCATCTTCCCTAAGACTGATAATACGATGAGAAGCTCTATCTAAGTTAACAGTTGGAGAATCTGGATGACCCAATTCTCCCCATGCACGATTTTGATTGACATATTCGCGAATGTAACGATTGACTTCTCTTTCTAGAATATTTTTTGGATACTTACGACCATTACGGTTCTTCTTTTCAGATTGTAAGAAGATACCTTCAATATACATGTGCTTCTTACCTTCAACCTCTTCAGTAAGATATTGCACATTCTCAATTTGTTCTACGATCAATTTCATTTATTTCTTTCTCTTCAAAAGAGGGAGCAATATTTCTATTGCTCCCTATTCTTATTTACAGCTTCTTAGTAGCATCCTCTGCTTTAGCAACAACTTCATTTACAATAGGTGTTGCTCTAGCTGCTTTCTTCTTATACCATGCAGTTACAGATGGAACCAAAGCTCCTACTGCACCACCAACAAACAAACCTAGTACAAAACTAAACATCTTTGTTGTCTCCTGGTCTATAGAAATCTCTCTATCTGTTCAGTATTTATGGTTCTTAGAATCCCATAGAATGACGTCTGCGCATCGTTCTAGATCTTTTCATAAGAGTTCTAGCCATTTTTGCACGACGTTTAATCTTACCTTTGCGTGCGCCACGTTTCCTATGCATCCTTTCTGTAGTGCTCATGCGCACCAATCTACCACCAGTCATTTTGTAACCTTTAACGTTACTGACTTTTACATTACGCTGAATCTTACCATTACGAAATCTAACACGAACACGCTTAATGCGAGGACCAGCTTCGGCAATAAATTCTTTAAAAGATTCCATTAATTGTAAGGTGAATATAGAGCATCAAAACTCTTATTCTGATTAATCTTTCTAACTGTAACGATCAACGTATAAGAATCATTTGCATCTAGTGCACTTGTAAATAGATTCAAATCTCCAGTTGGAGATGAAGCGTTATTTGGAATATGTCCATCTATAAAACCGGCTTCTTGCTTACCAAATGAAGCGATCTTAGTATTTGAATTTCCTCCAGCTCCGCCTACATATTCCAATGAAATATATCCATTAGAAGTCCCTACTGCATATTGAATCTTTTCTACATTCACAAGACATGTTTTGGTATTGTTAGCTCCAAACAATGTATTAGATGTAAGAATTTTAGTATTTGCAGCTGCAGCTCCTGCAGTGTAATACCCTGTGATCTTGATTTTTGCTGTAGTATCAGCATCAGCAATGATCTGTACTTCTGGTGCGTTCGCTGACATTGTTTATCCTCTATTTCTTCTTTGCAACATGTTGCATTGCGAATTTAGCAACTTTCTCCAAACCTCTTGGAGATGAATTAATCAATGCAGACAATTTAGATTGATTTGAAGAATTAACCTTCTTGTGAAGATCTAAAATTGCTTTAGCAGTTACAGGATGTACTCTTACTGAACCACCATTGCGGAAAATAACACGATCTTCTTTGCCAGCATTCATAATTCTATTTATGTGATGCATAGCCGACTCATTAACACCACCAGAAGCAGTGTCAGTGATTCGGCCATCTGGTTGTAGATATTTGCCGCAATCACATTTTGCTTCGCCACCAAGATAAGTAAATTTGTGTTTATGCGATTCAGTAACATATTCAATATCCTCCGTCAATGCCTTATAATCATCATAGACATCGTCAAGGACTTCATCATCCATATCTTCAAAATCACCATATTCTTCCATTTCAGAATTCAACCAGTTGTATAAGGCATTTTCTAATTCAGATTTATTAGGCTTATCACAAAGATCCTGATAAACTGTGTTTAAACAATCAACAATTTCATCTCTACTAAAATCATCACTATCTACGTCTTCTTTGATTGATGTAGAAGTAGCTGGATGTAATGTACCTTGAGCATCATATGGAATAGAGAATTCAATGTTTAATTGTGTGTTTTTATAAAGAGCAACTCTTTTTCCACCAGCAAAATTTCTAATACCTTCTCGTTTAAGAACAATTAACATTGGTGGATCATTAGACTCATTCATCAATTCTTTCAATTTTTTCATGATTATTTTCTCTTGTTTGAGTAAAACGCAGCAAGTGCCATTTGCATTCTTTTCTTTTTGGACTTACCATCAAATTTAGAATTCTTAGAATGAACAAAATCATGAATATATTCAGAGGCTGATGCATTTGGAGAAAGAGTCTCAGTCATAGGCTTAGTGGCTCTTTCATAACCGATTCTATTCCAATAACGAAACTTATGGATTTCTCCAGTTTTTTGATCTTTTATTTCGTAATGCCTTGCATTAACTTTGTGCAAAATGCCATGCAATTTTTCTTGAGTAGATGGATGATAGTAATCAATAGGAATACCAGTACCAAAGGATGCGCGAGCCTTTATCTCATTTCTAGGTAATCCCATACCCACCTTTGCAGCAGTAGCATAGTGTTCATCTAAAAAGGCCATCCTAGCCAATCCTTCCCTCAACACTTTGAATAATTTCATTTTGGTGAAGAATATTTCACTTTAGCTTTATATCTATCTTCATTCCAATATTCAAATTTATGAACTTCCTTGGTCTTATGATCCTTAACACTATAACCATGTGGTGTTACGCTGGTGATCTTTCCATAATGCTTATCACCAGTTTTTGGATGGTAATAATCAACATCCGCACCTTTCTTAACAGTTTTTGGTGTTTCAGCACCAATGCCATGTTGAGCAGCAATTCTATAGTTTTCAGAAATAGTTTGCTTATTTACAAGAACTGCTTCTTTAATAATTTGAAGTTTCTTAGATGCCATTTACTTATTTCCATGATGGAAGTGGCGAGCATTCTTAGCAAAATTGGCCATCTTAGCAGCATGTCCACCAGCTTTTAAACCCTTTTCAATATCTGCATCAGTAATAGGTTCATCTGTTGATTTACCCAACCATGCATGAAAAGCACCTTTCTTAATATCATGAATATACTTCTTTTCATCAAGTTGTTCTGTTTCTTCAGTTGCTACTTGTGGAGTAACTTGATTGAAAAATGTTTGCGCAACTTCTACTTTCTTTGCATCTAGAGCAGCTGCTACTTTCTCAGACAAAGCAGCTTCAACAGTTGCTTGAAAACCTGTTGCATTCTTTTCTTTTGCTAGATCAGCATAATTCATGAATTTATCCTCTCAATAATTTCAAATATTTATGATATTTGTAATCTTACTTTTGGCCGCCAGATAGGAAAGATTGAGTTTTTATATTCAAATCTTCTGAACTTTGGGATTGTGTATTAGCTTGTCCTGATTGATTATTCGCACCTTGTTGCGCTTCAGGAGGTGTTATTGGATTTGGTGGAAGACCAGCTAAAGGTGGATGATTTTCATCTACAGCATCTTTCATTTCCTGATCCATTTCCTTTTGCATATCTTTGATTTCTTCATCATCAAGTCTCAATATATTCTTCCATGTCCATTTCTTGGAGAAGAAAACACCAATATATGGTTGAACCAAATTCAAAGTATTAACGCGATTTGTTAGAAGTTCAACTTCTTTCAATTCAGCAAAATTATTGTCTTTCTTGTAACTATAAAAGACGTCCTGTTTAAAATCATTCCATTCTTCTAATGTACAAATTCCTTTTAATGTTAATTGTCTTGCTAACAATTCATCAAACAAAATAGAGAATCTTGAACGCATTCTAGCAATGAATTTGTCAAACTTGATTTCATCTCTAGTGATTTCATTACTACGTCCTAGGGAAAATACACCTTGTGGGTTTTCAATTCTAGATGATGGAATTCCTAAAGCTCTGTATAACTTTTTCTCAAAGTACAAAACATCATCCATTTGACCCAAATTTTGACCAGCTGGAAGTGTAGTAATTTCTGTACTCTTGCCATCTGAACGTCTTGGCATCCAGAAGTCTTCTAACATTGCTAGATGTTTTCTATCATCACGGATTTCTCCAGTGCTTGCATCGTAAGTTAATTTGTTACGATAATTAGTCATCATGTTCTTCAGATATTGTTCAGCTTTGGTCTTACCCATGTTACCAACGTCTACATAAAATACACGACGTTCTGGAGCACGAGATACACGATAAATGACAGTTGCATCTTCAACAAATCTCAGCTGATTCATTGGACGAATAGCTTTGTGAAGATATGAAAGAATAGTTGCTTTGATAGGATCATAGATTCCAGAAGTTACTTGAACCACGGAATCTTTTGATAATCTAATTCCTGTAGCTACAGAAGTCTGAAATAGAGGATTACCAGAAGTAGGACTGGTTTGTAATAGTTTATCATTATAAACATAAAATTCTTCTACACCAGTGATAACTTCTTGACCTTGAGTATTCTTTTCTTTGGTAACTTGACGAACTTTCTTGATCTTACGAGAGTCAATATAGATTAATGTTTGAATTCCATCTCTAGGATTCTCGTTGTCTATAACAACATTGTAGAACAATCTACCATCAATATACCATTTACGGAAAATCTCATCACCAAAGTTATTAAAATCTAGAAGTTTAAGAATAGTTTTAAATTCTTCTAAAATCATTTCCTTGATTTTATCTGGTTGGTCAAGATTATCTAAAACAATCTTAACAATATCTCCATCCTCATCATTATGAACAATAGCTTCATCAATGACATCATTGATAGCATTTTCCATTTCTGGTTGTAATGCCATTTGACGATATTTGTGAATTAGATCTAATTCACTTCGATAACTTGAATCTAAATCAACGTAAATGCCTTGTGCAGGAGCATCAACAACAATAGCACCATCATCATTTATAGGACTGACAACAGTTTCTTCAACATCTTCTTCGTGTTTTGTGATCTCGAAGCCAAATAATCTCACATTGTTCTCCAAAAATAAAGGCACCCAATTTACTTAGGTGCCTTATTTTCATCACTTCAGATTTAGATTAACCTGGTGTAACTGTAGGATCAATGAAATATTGTACCGCGAATGTAGCAGTAAATTCCTCCACTTGATCATTAGCACCCCAATCCACTTCAATAGGGCTAACATCAATTGGCCAGATTCCAATGAACTTGTAAGTCTTTAAAATGTCTCCTGTTTTACCATATTGGATAACAGTAGCATCAACACCATATCCACCATCAATAACATCCGCATTAGAATCACGGATGTTTGCAACAGGATCATTTAATCCATTGAACCATGCTTCTAGAGCGTTGCAGATCAAGAAATCTTCATCATTGATGATTTGGACTGTCCAATCTTGGAAAGTACGATTTCCTGCTAACTTAACTTCACGACCAAAGTAGAACAATGGTGCTACACCAACAGTTGAACCAGGAAGTTGTGCAGCCTTTACCATGAAGGTAGATTTCAAACCAGCCACACCTGCACCACCAATCCAAGGCGGAAATTGAAGACTAACTTCAAAGAGATTGGCTCTTGCACCATCTCCTGTTAGGTTAGTACGAAAGCTGTTTACATCAAAAGCCATGTATTATTCTCCCAAATTAGAAGTTTCCAACAACTTCATTAAAATCAACACCAGTTCTAACAGCAACAAAATTCAATTGAATGAAGTTAATAGAACGTGCTGGTTTGATGTAAATATCACCAACGAATTGATTACCATCAATTACAGCAGGTGTGTTGTTAGTTGTATCACACACAACTCTATAGTCATAGACACCACGACGACCCTTAACAGTTCTTAAGAATGGTTCAACCATGTTCACAAACTGTGCGCGGGTAAATGGATCATTGAATTCAAACAAGCTTGTTCTTGCAGCCTTAGAGATTGCCTTTTCTAGAACAATGAACAATCTACGAACATTGATACGATCAAATGCAGATGCATAGTTCAAGAATGTCTTATCACCATATAACATGGTTCCTTCTCCTGGGAAAGAAACCACAGGATTGACACCATTCTTGTACAAACTATCGCGATCAGCCTTCTTAGGATTATAAGCAAGTTTCACAACATTCTTGATTTGACCACGTTGTAAACCAGCTGGAGACCACCAAGGATCGCGAATATTATCAGTTCTTGCTGCCAGACCAGCAATATCTCCATTCAAAGGAACCCAACGGTACATATCATTGTACTTGTCATATTGATACTTCCAACCACTATCAATGAAGACATAAGAGCTTCTTGTCAATGTGTTAACATAAGTGTTAATTGCACTTGCTGGGGAAGTAGGATCTTGTGTTGCAGACAATGTTGGAGATGCAAATACAACAATATCCTTACGGGAATCTGCAATACCTGCTGCATAATTAGTTTCTACATTAGCACCTGCACCAACCATGAATAGAGAAATATCTACGTTGTCAGGATCATTGAATAAATCCATTCCAACTAATGTGTTTGCACTTGCAACAGTACCATCTGCACCACCAGATAGGAATGCTACATTAGCTGATGCATCAGAAATGATAGAAATACCATTTGCTGCAGCAATTGTAATACCCCAACCTTGAGTATTGCTGGTTGCATGTCCTGTCCAATAAATGTACTTAGATTTTCTGTAGACAACTTCTTTGTAATAGTTGCTTGATCCATCTGGACCAACAGAATCAGTCAAACGAGACAAACTTTGAAACTTTTCAAGAACCGTATTTGCTTGACCAGTGAATAGACCCTTAGAATCAATTACTAGAACATGCAATTCATCTCCAGTTACAGCTCCATTAGTTACTTTGGTTACATATGGAGAAGTATTTGGTGCAAAATCAAATTGATTTGCAAAAGAATATAGAGGATCTGTAGTATTAGCTGCTGTAGTATTGAAAGCAGAAGTGTTCGCGAACACAACAACTTCCAAAGAATTACCCAAAGCACCAGCATATCTTGCAGCCCAAGAATTTGTAGATGTTACTGTGTATGCATTGCTGAAATAATCATCTGAATTTTTAATTAGAGTACCAGAACCATTTGCAGTTGCATTCTTAGTGTTTGCACCTTGTGCTCTTGCTACTCTCAAATCATTGGAATATTGTAGGAAGTTTGCTGCTGTAAAGAAACTATTTGCAGAATTTGCATCTGGTTCGCCATGTAATGCAACTAGATCTACTTCACTTGTTATAGTATTGATTTGTAGAATTGGACCCCAACGAAAGGTTCCTACCAAAGCACCTGTAGACACAGATACAGCAGGAATGCCTGTAGTTAGGTCAATTTCTGATACATTTACACCAGGTGACACTTGGAAACTCATTATGGTATGCTCCTAGCCAGGAATTCATTGATTCTTACATATTTAGGGTTTCAGAAATTAACCCTAAGTAGCTGATTTAGTGATGGGATCCTCCTGTAACCCACATCTCAATCACTCTCCAAAGTGTAGCAATTACTCCACCAGCTCCCATAGCTATCCATTTGACTTTCTTGTGAGCATCTTCTAATTCTTTAATTCTTTCATCTTGTTTTTTATGAATCTCATCATCATCTTCTAGATGTTTTTTTAAAGATTCTGTAAGACTGTCTAATTTAGAATCCATTGAACCAATGGTTTTAGAAATTCCTATTAAATGATCTAGAATTTGGCTGTCGTCCATTTTTGATCTTCTTATTATCCTGGAAGAGATTTGAGGGAGGCAGAAATATTTAGGTTTCCTAGAAAACAAAAATCCCTCAGAACATTTCTGCTCTGAGGGATTCTATAGAAGGAATTTTGAATTTAGATTTCTTCTATTTCCCAATCAGATTGAAAAGTAGGAGTTACATAAGTTCTTAATCTGTAAGTTGCATCTAAATTGTTTTGTAACTTCTTAGTTGTTTCTAAATGATTGTAGAAATTCTCTCCTATCCTTGTTATAGATGGTTTGGTACTATAGATCTTACCTTTCTTACTCAAATTACTTTTTACATGACATCTTCTCTTTTTGTCTTTGTCTGGTATATGAACAATAACTTCTCTAGCAGGACAGTAATATAAACCTGTTGGTTTATGTTTAAGTCTATAACACTTCATTTCTTTCCACTATCCCAATATGTACGTCCATAATCTGTGAGATGACGAACTTGTGTTTTTGCCATATGTAGAAGGGAATATAAATCAGCACGTTTAAAATCATCCCAATTCTTGTATTGATCGATATCTTTATTGATATGAGATATCAAGAATACATGAATTTCCATTCCATCTACCATAGAATCAAATGTTTCTGATAGCTCTGGAAATACATTTTTTGCCAATGATTTATACTGAAGAAAATTCATGTTATCCCCAATAACGTTTAATGTCTTCCTTCATAATACGTGCTCCTTCCGGATTGGCAGAATGTACCAATATAACAGGAGGGACATATTCTTGAGTGATTATTTTTCGTTCAATTAGCCATAACAATATCTTGCGACCATTCAATTCTACTCCATTCTCATCAAAACATCCCAAATCATGATCTAAAGAAAGCTCATCATATCTGTGGATAGAAAGCAACTCAATGGCTTCTTGGTAAGTCCTGGCAACTTCCCATCCTATGGGAACTAAACGTTCATCATCTACAAAAAGTTTCCTCATCTGTTTATTTTATTTGTAGTTTTTTAAACAGTAAATGATGAATCATACCAAATTCACCTACAATTTACCGTAATAGATAATCTAGATTAAGGTATTTTACCCTAATGTTTTATGATGATTTACAAACTAAAATTTCAACAAAATCAACCATTTAAAATTGAAAATAGAAGCCATTGATTCTTATTGTTTTTTGAACTTTACTCTTTTAAATTTGTAGTTAATAATAGTTCTACTTGGTAAGGTTCTGGTAACAAGACACACACACACACACACACACGAAAGAAATCAAATTGGTTAACTCATCACTGCGTTAGATGAATTAACCATCAATTCCCTATAATAATTTAAGATTCTTCATTCTCCTCAAAAATTAGAGGGATGGTGCAATGCCATCCCTCTTTGTTTTTAATGACCTTTTTTTCCGTTTTCTTCACTCATAAGATCACGCATAGTGTGTTGCATCCCAGCAAAGAATCCTCTTATATATGCGTTCATCAAAAGTTCCCTCAATAAGAGTGAGCGTTCTATATTTCCATCATTGGTGATGACCTTCACAATGTCAGGTTTATCTTTGAGGACATCGTCTATAGTCATCGCGATGTCATCTGTCTGTTCCAAAGTAAGAGTCATAGTAGTAGAAGTGTCATCTTTCGTCATCTTGTCGTCTCCATCAATTTTTTGATCTAAGTTCTCTTATGGCTAAGGCATGCTCTAAGAGTAACTGTGCTGTTCTTAACGTAACGTTAAGGGCTAGTGCTATCACAGCCATGGAAAGTCCGTAGGATGCTCTAGCGAGATCTTTATCTGAAATAGTCAAATCGTAAAATTTCATTACCTCCTCAACAGTTTTTTCAACATTTAAAGCTTCATCCGGATCCAGAATCACCAGACCCACTCGCGTCATTAAGTTCCTCATGACCATCTCCCCATACTTCTTTGATAGCTAACTTCAAAATTTCTACCTCACGTTCAACAACAGAAAGCAATCCCGATACATCTGTACGATTTACGTTCTCCAATGATTTCAAACGACACATTTCATCAGTTAATCTATCTAAGCTAGTTCGCAAAATTCTGAGGATTACCGTTCTAGAAGTGTCACTTAATTTTACTTGCATATCTGACCCCGAAAAGCAAAAAGAGGATGCATTTCTGCATCCTCTTACTTTCTGAAGAAAACTCCAGCTTCTATTGCGTAGTCTGAGCAGGAGATTCTTGAGAAGTCCTTTCTCTCCTTACTCTTGCCGCCCTGCCACGACTCTTTGGGGAAGGAAGTGGCTTTCTACCCGCCAACCCATCTGGTGGCACGAATGGTTTGTTCTTCAGAACATAACGCTCCTTATTGGAATCGTACTCCACCTTGGCACCATATACTCTCTTGAATTCCGCCAAATAACTTCCAACATAGTTGGGTTTCAGCTTCAATGCATTGGCGATTTGTTCACGTGTTGCACTGCGATTCTTTTTACTGAAAAGCTTGTACAAACGGTAAGATTGTGTAACACGACCACTTGCGGTGCGCGCACGTACTTTTGCAGTATTCATGATAATTCTCCTCTAAAAATTTCAAACATCCTGATGTATACTTCAAGGCTGCGTTTCCTTGTTTGGTCTAAATTTTAGACCTCTCATCAGTGACGCTATTATTAAACACTTCTTTTACAAAAGTAAAGTGATAAATTTTAAAGAGAATCAATAACTTATCTAAAATACGTAGTTTCCATAGAAAAATATTAACAATTCACATATCAACTTTCACAGAAAATTGTATAATCTTTTGTTTGTTACAACGTAACTTTAAATGTTCAGGATCTTCTATCCTACGACAAATAAGATACACTTCCATGTTTTTGGTTGGATGAAGAGTACAAGCACTTAATGAAATCAAAATCAACAATGCTGCGAGCAATCTCATAACCTTCTGCCGCAACTGAGATGAAAGTATTTAGAACGTTATGAATCCTAATTTTTCATTCAAGATTTTACTATCCTTTTCACCATTAGATTTTATCTTCAAAGAAACACTTTCACCATAACAAGTCAATTCACCTTTTTCATTCTGTTGAACAAATCCAGCTCCCGTAGGTTTGCAATCAAATCCACAAGTATCTTTTAAAGCAACAGCTACATCCCAGTGAGTCATTGCGTCAGAAAAGATAACTGGAAGATATCCATCTAGAATAATGTATTTTGCTTGTTTCATGATACTACCCTGTGTTCCACACAAAACCATTTATCACCATTCAGATGATAAATGTAAATAGACTTAAAATGATCTTTTTCTCCACCCCAAGTTATTTCACAATCCTTTGCTTCATAGTGGTGATTATCATCTGTAAGAAAATCATGAGTTTTCCTTACAGCCAAATAAGCAGCTTCTTCGATAGTATTAACAGGGAAATCGAAGACATTACGTTCTTCCCATTTAAATGGGAAGATTGTTCCATTAGCAATCTGAACCCTCATATATCCTTCTTTGATAGTAAGGCCATCACGTAAAAAAATACAACAATAGCAAGTATGATATTATCTAGAAAATGAAAAGTCAACCAAGACAAAGTACAACCTAAAGTAAAAGCAAAAATTTTCTGAAGCATCCAATCTCATCTCCGATGGTTTTCCAACCATTCTTTCAAATTGAGGCGGATTCCGCCATTGCAATCCTGACAAATCCAATCATCCCAAAATTGTTTTGCTTCTTTATATTCTTCTTCTAATATATCCCAACACAAGGATATTCCACAATCATTACAAATGGGAGTTACAGCTTCAGGCATCGTGCTTGATAATACCGTAACTCCCATGATATCTTAGAACTTACAACGCAAACCAAGTGAGAAGTTGTTATGAACAACACCAGCTTGGACACCAATCGTAACAGCTTCCCATCCATGAACCATCCACTTTGGAGCATCGCTGCGGATGAGATAATCTGTCACTACGAAATGTACCATGGCTTCCGTGATCATCCAACCAACAACCTTAGCATCATTAGGATGATGGCCGATAACGTCAGAACTGCCACCATTACTCATATTCGTCTCCTGTATATCAGGATGATGTTTGATGTCCAAAGTCTGACCAAGATCAACCACATGAAGAGCTTGGAAGAGAACCTCTTCAGCAGCAAATTGCTTATTCCACTTCTCAGAAGGGAAAGAATCTGCATTAGCAACATTCGTCACAGCAGCCAAAACCAAGGCAATCAGGGTGTAAGCTTTCATTTTGGTAGTCTCCTCTAAGTTCTGAACCAGTGGAGCTACTATATTTGTAATTGTTAGTGGAGTAAATACAAAAAAGCGTTAACGAGTTAACGCTTCTATAACAATATCATTTATTTACGAATTTAAATCCTGCTCTTTTTTCTATAATCTTTATGATATCTTTTTCTTCTTCAAAAGTCATAGCAACAGGACATAAAGAATTGTAACTCAAACCAGCAGCATTAGCAATTGATACTAATTTTGAACAACAATCTGAGCAATGATCAGAAAGAATACCATCTGATTCATCAAATTCACATTTTCCACAACCATCTCTATAGATAGATAACCATGTGTTCTTTAATTCATTTTCTGAATATCTAACGGTTGGTGGATTTTTCAATCTTCCCTTAATCTCCATGAACATCTTGTGATATTTGGCAATTCTTTTAGTGTCCTTTTCAGTAATGCCTTTAAGTCTGCGGATATCACTGTTATGACGTAAATCACAAAGTTTCACAAGCATAGCATCCTTGTTTGAACAGATCCTGATCATAACTTCATCTTGAGTTTCACCAGGAACTTTCGTCATGTGCTTAATACCGGCAATGACACGATCACTGAAACCCAAATCTTTCAGTTCCTGATAGGTAGTATCTGTGTCCTCTATAAGGTCATGACCCAAAGCAATGCATTGAAGTTCTTCATCATCTGTCCTTAAATAATGCATCACCTTCAAAGGATGGAGGATGTATGGAACACCACCACGATCATATTGACCATGATGCTTGTTAGTAGCTAAAACCAACATCTTAGAAAGCATTTCTCCCCTTTCCATACATCCTCCTTATTAGATTAGGTTCCAACCCAACCTAAAATCATTCCAATAAATGGAATGAAGATCCCCACAACTTTAAAAACAAACATGGTTGTGAATCCAGAAACCTTGGCTAAGGTATATACCTGGATAATATTTTTAATCCAACCAATCAAACCCAAGATAATTAAACCACACAAAACAAGGCAAAGTAAAGAACCAAAAAGGGTTTCAAATCCTAATCTAGTTCGATGAGAAGATAACCTTAACACAAATCCTCCTTAACGAAAAAGAGTGATTCCCAATTCTATTGCTACAATCAACAATAGAAATAGAATCAATTCATTGAAAAACTTAGAGACAAATTTACTCAACATGAAAATTCCAACCTACTTTAAATAAAACGGCCAATCAAGTATAGCTGTAACTTTTGTAATAGCTACAAAATTGAAATTTTCACACCTTTTGGAACTTTTGTTAATATGACTTCTGATTCCCCTCTACCAAAAAACATACTAGAAATATGTGCACGATCTACCTTAACTTCAGCAAGCCAACGACAATGTCCAAGCTTGCTGAATCTTTTAGCAAACCAGATTGCTCTATCTTTATCTAAGGTCCAACTCAATCCATTCTTGGCATGGTATCTAGAAGTAGCTCCTCTATAAACGGTGACTGGAGTTTCTAAGGAATGATAATGAAGAAGATCCCGTTCCGTCATAGTCAATAAAGAGTCTGGTAACGTGAAAACTTCAGTGCGCCACACTTCAGCATTCTTACCTGGACCTTCACAATCTATCCAAACACTGCCAGCACATGCAAACCAATCATCTTTAAGTGCCCATTCCTTAGCATCTAGAAGAGCAGAGAATCTAAATGGCCGATCATGAATAAACACATAGGCATCAACATCATGTCTATCATAAGACTCTCGAAGTCTCCTTAATTTCATCATCACCATAGTATCTGGATCAGGAATACCCAATTTATCATAGATGTCTTTCTTCGATGGAAGAACCTCTACACACAAAGGATGTTCAGAAATAGGGATACACTTTTCTCCAACATACTGAATAGTTTCCCAAACAGATTTTTTATAAAGTTCAGGTGAGATGAAGCGTGTTTTCATCACAATGTCCTCTCTGTCCAAGTTCTCAAATGATCATTACGTTCCACTATCATTCTAAGACAAGGACGTCTTTGGTATTCCGTAAAATGAACATTCCAACGAATCAATCTTAATCCTTTCTCCTTACAGTATGTTGCTGCCAAGATTTTTAATTCATTTTCGGTGTAAATTTTCTGTTCACCAGTTTTAGGATTTCTCACCACAAGATCCATGATTATCTCCCATGAAGTGTAGAACGAATTTCCATAATCAGACGACCAAGATGATTTTGACCCTCGCCTTTACAGACACCCCAAAAGGTATCTCCCCACCAATTACCTTCTATAATCTCCATATCACCTGTAGAAATCAATAAGTCTGTTAAATGAGTGTTTGTAAATTTTTGAATCAACAAACTCCTCATAACTTCCATCTTAAGACCTTCCCAATCTTCACGTATGACTAAACCTCTACCTAGCCTCTTAGCGACAGCAGCGGAAACGGATTGTCTCTGAAACATTTTCCTAGTTTCTAAATCTAGAGTTTTTGCCGCTTGATATGCATGTTCAACAGTTGAATAAACCTCATCAGATAACCAAACTGGTGAAGGCCAGAAGTTACTGAGCCAACGATACTCACCTACAAAAGCAGTTATCTTATCCATTTCCTATCCCCTTTGAAGTTTAGACCCATCATTATCATACCTCTTTAAGAGGTCTATGAATACTGCTCTTAATCGCGGAATCTCCAACCATTCTCACGCTCATATCGTTCAACATACGTTTCTTCAGTTCTCTTATGCACTGGCCGAGCAGGAGGATCAGGAATATGATCAAAAAGACATTCAGCAGCAGATTCGATAGTTTCAAAACGAATCACACCATTGACTTGATAGAAGAAAATATTTCTATCACCAGGTCGAGTGCCTTTGACTTTAATGATGCGCATAAGAACTCCGCTTTAACAATGTATGATCATTATAGCGGCTTTGTCTTACAATTGTAAATCAAGAAAAGCGTTAACTGCGTTCCGATTTTAATTGTTTTGTTGTTCTACTGAATGTTCTAGCAATATCAATATTGATTTTAACTAATATTCCCCAAATAGGATCTGCTGTTTGTTTTTCTTTTTCTCTACAATAACGAGCTTCCTGCATATAATACTTTCTAAGCTGTATAGCTTCTTCACGCGTCACAGCTGTGGTCCTTGATCTTTTATAGTGTTCTGAACAATAACACAAGCATCTACAAAAGAACAATTTATTTCATGCATTACAAACCGAACAAGCTCTCGTCTATTCATAACGAGAGCCTTTTCTTCTATCTTCTTCTTTAATTCACTTGACAAATTCACATTCATGACATTGAACCATATAGCCTACTTTTTGATTTTTGATCTTATAAGCAGGACGTCCTGATGAAGGATTAAAAGTCAATTCAATAACTTCTCCAACTTTCTTTCCATTAGGAAATGGTTTCCCATTTTCCTTTTTGACTTTCTTACCTACATCTTTATCTGAAGGTTTCTCTATCATACTTCCACCAATTTCTCAAAAACCATCAAAGGAGAATGACATTCCTGCATATGATCAGTCCATTTATCCATGATTAATATATCATTCTCATCATCAAGAACCATGCTATAGAGCACAGAACTATCTTTTGTTTCTAACAATGTAGCATCTTCTTCAGTAAGAGGAGCAATTTGCCCTCTCTTATAACTCTTTTGAGCTTTGGAAAGAATGGTTTGTACACGTTCAGTATTCATCATGATGATAGCCTCCTAGATTAATCTAAGTCAGGACCAGGATCTTCATTTTCAGAATTGTTGATAACGTATAATGTAATGACAAATATCAAAAGAAAGATTATGGCAGGAGAACAAAAAACAAGTATCTTTAACCACAAAGAATCAACAGATACTATCAATAAAAGCCAAAGACAAATAAACAAGAATCCCGATAAGATTTTCACTTCAAAAGGAATTCTAGTTTTAGGCATCATGCTACTGTCTCCAACTTTTCATTTCGCCACTAATCGTATTATACGCTTCAGACACAAAGAAGTATACTTGATAACAATTACAAAAGTAAACCAATGAACCTTTACTCTATATGATATTTGAAATAAAATGGTTGCATGGCATATTCTACAAATCTTTTCCAGCATGATCCAGATAAACAACTCTTTATTGGATATGCTAAAGATCTATCTTTTAAGATAGACAATATTCCTACAATACTAAAAATCAGATCAGAAAAAACAGGAAATGTTGCAAGATTTATATTTTGTAGTGTACTAGATAATGTAGGTTGTTGGACATACAGAATAAGTTCTGCAGATTTTAAACATTATCCTGGTTTGCTCTCATATCAAATCTATATCAAAAATGATTTATAGAGTTTCACAATTTGAACATAGCAAAGAAAAGAAGAGATTCTATATAGAAGCTTCTAAATTGAATTGGACCAAGGATACAATCATTCCATTGAAAATTATAATTCAATCAGATAGATCCAAAAACACGGTTATATTTGATTTTTCTTATATTATTCACAATCCTGCTTATATGAAACGAGCACCAATTGCATTTTGGTTCTATATTCCAAGTAAACAATCCATTCAATCATTTCCTGGTCTCAAAGAATATGCATTAAATGTTCACAATAATATTGGTTATATAAGATTGAATACCAATGATCAAACATCTTAAAGCATCGCAATTCATTCATAACAAACATGATAAATTGTTTATCTGTGAAAATGTAGATGAAGTATTTTTGAATGAAGAGACGTGTTCTGTAGAATATCCAACATACATCAATATAATTTCTGACAAAACCAAAAGAACAGCAATTTTCAGATTTATAGATGTTCTGACAACATATAGTGTCTATGAAATAGAGAAGATTTCTTCTGAAAGAGTTCCTGAATTGTTAGGATATAGAATTTATATTAGAAATTTAACTTAAACTTCTCTTTTGAGCATTCTTGAGGGAGAAGGAATTTCCGGATTGAGATGAATTCCTTAAGTCCTTGAAACTTTGGTGTATTATCTGATTTCCATATGCAAAAAGAAAGGGGAGAACTAACTAAAGTTCTCCCCAATCTCTTACCTTTGTGGTGATTTACTTAGAAAGAGCTGCCTTCATCAAACGCTCATCACGTTCACTTAGAATCTTGCGCAGTTCATCACGAGTAACATTATTGTCTGCTTTAGACTCTTCCTTAACCACTGGAGCACAAGTCACACCAGCAGCCTTGAAAGCATCTGCAGCACCCTTAACATTAGCTAGCACATATTGACAACCAGCCTGTTGATTGAACTCAGCAATCAAGTGTGCATTCTTGATGACTTCGCAATTCTTGTCTCTCTTAGTTCCACCCAGTGATACTCCCAAGAAAGAAGTCTGTGCACCACCAGAAACTGAACCCAAGCAGGTATCAATGCCTGAAGTCAACCCAGGAGCATATGCTGTATTCACAGGAATCTTGGCTGCCTTATAAACAACACTATCACCCTGAACAGTCACAGCTGTGGTATTACCAGAAGCTGTATTAGTTGAACTGTTGTCAGAATTATTAGAATTGTTACCATTGTTGGAAGCTTCAGAAACAGACTCAGATTGAGTCTTGGTTGTGATAGTATTCTTCAAAACAGAAGAACCACCCAAAGCAACAGCTTGTTGTTCCTGTCCTTGACCTTGTGTTTGACCCTGGCCTTGAGAATTGCTGTTGAAATTAGCATTTAAATTGTCATTGGTGTTTTTGTTCTGATTAGTATTTCTAACATTGGCTTCACTAGAAGCCAATCCCAAACCAATTCCTACACCAACGCCAGTTGCATTGGAAGAAGAATCAGAATTGGACTGTCCACCACCAGAATTGTTATCACATGGAGAATTGTGATTTCCTACTCCATTACATTGTGTATTGTTATGCTCACCACCTGCTCCTGTTGCCATGGCTGCACTGGATAGTGCCAGCATAATAGCAGTAAGGAACCCACGACAAATTGAACTATTCATATAACTCCTTAAGAAATTGTTTAAAAAAATCGAACACATGAAATGCTAATGAAAAATTACATAATAGTAAAGTGTTGTTTAAATCATTTTTGATAAACTAACAATTTGTAATTGATTAACTGAGGATGTTTAAGATGATAGGGAGCCTCCAATTTATAAATCATGATTTGAAGTTCTGTATCTACACGATCTCTTTCAAACAAAACTTTATTTCCTGTGATATGAGACACTAGAAAGATACCATTAGGAAATTGTAAACATCCCATCTCTCTTAAAGAAGTCTTAAAACAATATCCTGGAATATGAAAAAGATCTTCTGTACTGAGTGTCTCTATGTAAAATTCATCCAAGTAAGAAGTTAATTCTTTATCCATTAGATTTTGATCTTTTAGCATATTCCTTGATCTGTGTAGCTTCATCTATATCAAGATTGATATACTTCCAATCTAGAGACTGAAGCAGAACAAATATCTCATGCAATCTTTTGGTGTTTATGTTTCTATCCCATAAACAAGGATAGAAGTGCTCTAGTCTTACTCTATTAGGATTAGGGAGTTGTAATTCTCCCAACCAAAATCTTTCCCATCTAGATTTAGAATAGTATTTCTTAGTATAATCTTCTAAACAATCCATGAATTCTTTTTCCATGGCTTTCAAGGCCAGAATAATATCTTTGCACCAATCATTTGCGTTATCTTTTGAAATGTATACAGATGCCATAATTTATACCTTGTTAAAGAATGAGTCTACAATATCCTGCGAAAGCAAAGCTAATGGCCTAGAACCAATGATCTTCTTGTACATCATGGATACCAGGACCATATCATCCTTTCTTTTGAAAAGATGCAGAAAATGATTTTGATCTAAATGAATATCTGATCCATAGAAACTGTTCTGACGAATGATATCTTCTGTAGTAGATGTTAATCTTACAGTAGGATGTAACAGATAAGATGAACACAACCAGAGCTCTGAATTAGTTCTGGAATATTTTGAACTAGATTCTTCTTTAATTATACTAAAGATATCACCCAATTCTTTAACATCTGGCATCAATAATTTAGATTTCATTCTTCTCTCTTTCAATCAATTTTCTTGTGTAAGTTTTTGATGGGTGGTAATCCATCCCAAACATCATTAATCAGTCTAAGTTCCCAATCAGCCAATTCTGGGAATATAGTTTGATTTGAATGAAAAATCCATTGTTCAAAAACATGTTCATTCTGATAGAGAGAATCTTTCTTGTAAAAGATCGTTTTCCTATAAACACTACCACAGCACCAGTCTTGTGAGAAACTAATTCTATCTTTTCTAAATCTTTGCAAAAATCATAAGTTCCTAATTCTGATGCATTGATAGAAAATATCTTGTTCTCCTTGTCTATAGAACAAAGTCTTGTACTAAGAGCAAGAGATTTCAATTTAATACTCTAAGAAACTTAAAGGCAAGGTCATGAGCCATTGTTTTCTCTCACCCTTGGGCTCATACACATGCACATCAGTCACTCCTTGTAACTTGTACAAGAGTCTTAGAATAGATAATTCATTCCCTAACACATGCAATACATTGGGATAAATCTCTACCCCAACAGGAGATGCTGCAACAGCAGATAGAAATCTAGTCATTTGCTGTTCAGTATATTTTCTCTTCTGCGTTTGAAAGATCTTTAAGATGTTCATGATGTTTTATGTGGCTTAGAAATCCAAGCTCTAAAAGCCAACACTCCTGGTTGTATACAATAGGTGCCTTTGATGTTACGATTTGTATCTTGAGCAAACCACGCATTGCAAGATTCCACATAGTTGATCTTGTAGCAATAAATCTCACTGATCTCTTTCCACTTCTCTAGGGTCAAGAGATTGCTATAGATTTCACCATTTTGATCAAACTGAATTTTCATTTGTGCAACAACTCATGTAAACGGACCAATGTGCGATCTTGATTCTTGAATGTCAAAGCTTTAGCCACTGCTACCATTCCATTTGAAATGTCAGTGAAACGAACCAACTCACTCTTAGGAGTGGATTTCCTCATCTCACTTCCCTGTTGAGTGGCCATGGCGCACTCTGTGTAGTAATTGAACTTTTTGCTCAACCATTGCAACTCAGTGCGCACTCGATCTAATTCACTCTCCAGAGCAGCAATCTTGGCAGTTTGTTCACTCATTCCAGTTACCATGATATCTCTCCACAGAATTAGATTGAATGTATAATATAGCAACAATTACAAAAGTAAAGGGACAGAACGTGAACTCGTTAACTGTTTAGAATGATAAGTTGCCAAGGTCGTAATGATGGATATAATGTGATGGTCTCTGTTAGAGGATGATAGATCCAAAGTTGTGTGGTGTAATTTGTGAAATTCTCTAAATGAGTGTGATACTTAAACAGCGCAATAGCGCCTGTTCTGTGTGATATAAGTTTGATAAATTCCGGAACATCCCATTCTGCTGAGAATGCACTTTTAGTGCAAACAAACTCTTTAGATTGGTGAGAAACATGTCCCAAAAATCTACTATTCAAAGTAAACATAAGATGTCTATTCATTTAAGACCAATAGTTTCCAGTTTACCATGTCTAGATCTACTCTAGGATCTATCATATCATCAGAAGGAACAAACATCCAAAAGCAGATTACTCCATCTCTATCCAATTCAGGAAACTTGTAAACAAATTCTACCACAAAGCCAGTTTTGTGAGAAACTAATCTGATAGTCTTTGGAAAATCCCATGATGCAGAACCAGAATGTTGTTTCAACTTACTCATCAACAAATAGAAATATTTGTTTCCTTTTTCAATTCTAAACAAATCAGTAGAACTGATGTAAACTAAATCTTTGAGTAACATTGAATGTATTGAAGATGGTATTGTCATATCATTCATTCAACAATTGCAATGTCCAGCCTGGTAGAATCTTGTTGGTGTAATTCCAGCAAAGTATCTCATTGTATTGATTATCTACTTCACAATCATAGTAGAACTCTATCATTCTAGAGGTTCTTTTAGAAATCAAATGAATCTCTTCAGGAATCTGTGTGGGGAATGTTTTCTCTGAACCACCAGGAAAGACGCTCACTCTTGCAATGAACACCTTGTTATGATGATCAATCTGTTTAAGATACTCAGATGAAATGATGGCTAATTTGTTCTTCATCTATCTATTCCAAATCTTTAGTTCCCATCCAGGAAGAATAGAGTATGGTCTAGATCTATAGAGAATATAATCTATTTCTTCTTTTTGAGTTTTCTTTGATATTTTCAATATTATTGACTCAAAATAGAATTCTAGAATTTGTTCCGTCTTGTTAGACACCAAATTTATTACTATAGATGGATCTACAAACCAATGCATGTTAGCTGCTAGTTTGCTTCTGTCTGTGATGAATAATTTCTCATCATGATAGATAGCAATCAGTTCAGATGTTAGAATGTTCATCTCAAACATCTCAAGATTTCAAGATCTTCAAACAATATTTCTTAAGTTCAGGATATTTCTCTTCATGTCTAGGAATGGGTCTATAGACAGACCAATTAGCAACACTGTGAGATTCCATTTTAGAGAAAATAGCCCGCATGCCTGTCTTGGCACTCTCTAGTTCTACAAAATGAGGGAACACGTCATCATCCACAAAATCATTTAGATGACCTGTGAACAGTTTGATCTTTGCATCATGTATCAATTTAGATGTCAGAACAACCATAGATGCAGCTGATTTTAGAGATTCTGCAAAATCATCTTCTTCCTCAGAACCTATATCTATGTTGGCTGAATCTATAGTTTTCATGATTTCTCAATCTCCAATCTCCAATCACTCATGTGAGGAGCTGTACATATTACAAGATCTTTATCAAATGGCACAAAGACCCATTTCCTCGTATTTTGTAAATCATAAGGATGTCTCGCAAACAAAGTCTCATGATAGTAGAATGTGATAATTTGAAGAGTCCTCATAGATTGTAATTGAATCATCAAGACTTCATCTAATTGAGAAGGAAGAATCTTGAGTCTAGATAAACTAGACAAAAACAATTTCTCCTCATGGGATATGGTAAATTGGATGGTCGATAATGCCCATGTAGATTGTTTCTCAAAATTATCCTTTGCCTTGATCATGATTACAAAATGTCTAACTTTCTCTTCACAGATTGAGCCAATCTCTCAATCGCATCTAGATAATCCTTGGCTGCTTGTATTTGGGATTGTTGTAAATGACTAACCACCAACTTAACATCTCTTTCAATGTCTGCTAGTTCATAGGTGATCAAATCATGCAAGTCTTCTGGCGTCATGAACAATCTCCTGTGTTGTACTTGCTCTTCAACCAATCATTCCCACGAGACCATGCGCCCATGAGATAGAATGGAAAGAACACCACAAAGAAAAATATGGCTCCCATCCAGAATCCCATCCAACCACCATTTCCTGCACCTGCTACACCACCTGTCAAAATCAAGATGCACAGGAAATCTGTTCCTGGATGAGGACCATAGCCTGGGAGATCTTTAAGACCAAGATGTATTTTCTTGAACACAATTGTTTCCTCTAAATGTCTTACAATGGTTTCTTCATCTTTCTAGTGGGAAATTGATTGAACACTTTCCCAAGCTTGCTGACATTCACTATCATCTGAGTCTTCCATGTTTCCTGAATTCCATCTTCTTTGGTGACATGCAGGAAAGAGTAATCCCAAACATGAGAACCTTCTAATGTGGCCGAAGTCACTGGACCAATCTTTACATTGAGTTTCTGTACAAATGCCAAATATTGTGCTGCAGCATTCTCTTTGGTTTCCTTAATGAAATGTTGACATTTCACAGGATTTATTGTGCAACGATGAATAACCCCAGGAATGTTAGATCGAGTTGATTCACACCAACTAACTAATGATTGCACTAAGTGATATCTAGCTAAAGCTAAGTTATAGGCAATGCCAGAAAGACCTGAGCTATAGGAAGGATAAGGTGCAATCTTTCTATCCTGCCAATCATTAGCCTCTAATTCCTTACGTATATTTTCAATAGTAGCTAAAGCATACTCTTCAGCATGTTTGATAGCCTGTTCTTTGAGAGGTAAAACTGCTTGTTCAATAAGATTCATGTGAAGAACTCTCCCAATATTGATAAGAAGAGTATACCTTCTAACAATTACAAAAGCTAGTCTCTCACATCTTAAAAAGAATATCTTTCTTCTTTACAAGAGTTTTCCAACCAAAGAAATTCGTGAAGAGGATAGTTGTCTTGGTTTCTTCTACAATATCCTTCTGTTCATAGATCTTCTGTCTTTTCAATTGTACAACATCCCTTGATCCATCTTTGAAGATGTTGGTGACAGTCTTACCTTCTTTGATGAGATAAATCATTTAGATCTTGGTTCTATGAAACTTGAACCATCTCACATACCCAATCTGTGTGCCACCTTTCTTGATGGTGACCTTGGCTTCTACAAGCCAAAACAATCCTCCCATCAACATTGTTGATAGCATTGCGAACAAACTAAACCAAATGGGCCAGGTAAGTGCCAAAAGAACCGCAAGAAGTGTCCAGAGAATCATGATCTAATTTCCTCTTAAGTGATTGACAATATCACATGCAGCCATGTTGAAACCAGTTGACCAAGAACCTTCTTTAGAAGATTCTACTAGTTTGTAAAGTAGATGGTTGATGTTCTCATCATCTCTTACAAATTTGGCAAGATGTCTATAACATTCAAATGCCAGATCTTTCATGAAGATGGTCACCAGATGTTCTGGCATCTTGTTTTCTTTCATGATCCATTCAGTGTGTTGACGAATAGGTTCATCACCTATTGAACCTTCTTTCTCAAATTTCTCATAGCTAGAAATGATTGAGAGAATGACATCAATCTTTAATTTCTGAATATAATCTTGATAGATATTCATTTGTTTCTTTAAATGAAAGTGGTTGCAACATCTTTTGAATGAGTCAACAATCTCTGTTGTCTCTTCAGTTCCTCATTCTCTTTCACCAATTCAGCTGCGCGATCTAACAGTTCCTGCCAAAGATGTGGCATTGAAGTGGTGAATCCCAGAGCATCTTTCATCTCTAGATAACGCATCTTCATCTGATCTTTCTGAGACTGCAACTCTGCTTTCAACATCTCTAATTCACTCATAATAATTCTCCTTTGTAAATGTTCCATTGACTCAATAGTATTATAATGGTTTACAATTACAAAAGCTAGTTGATCAAACTCCATGCATTAGACCATCCTCTCCATGCATGTTCTGTAGCATCAGATGAATATGTCCTTCCAGGAATAGTGCTCAGCTCAAAATGATAACCTTGTTTCTCTCCCCAGAATCGGAAAGCATTTTGCATCTGTTCTAATTGATGCATTCTTTCAGAAAGTGTCATGCCCATTATCTCCTACAATATATCTATTACAAAAGCTAGTGGTAGTTCAAATCTTGTCAGAAAAACTAGGATGCCAGAAATGATCTAGTTCACCATCAAAGATCTGATTGAGAGTGTTTCTCACAATCTCACTCATAAGATTTCCATGGATCTTTTGTAGAACCACTTTGTCTGAGTCATTTATAGGTGTGACCACTACATCAAATAGATTGTCGATCTTAGGATCAAAATACTCAAAATTCTTCATGTCCTTGTCTGATAGATCTTTTTGATATGTCTGCAAGAACTCTGAAAGTTTCCAATTGATCATGGGTTCCAAGAGATCATTGGTTGTCTTGCAATGTTCCAACCACAATTCAGGAATTTCAATTTTGGGCCTAACAGACTTGATGTGTCCTATATTATCAGTTGCAATCTCCTGAGTGGCTCTGAGGAGAACAGGAAGATCTTTCAAGAATTTGATGCGACGCATATAATTACTCCTTCCAAATTCTTCTTTCGTAATGTAGATTAGCTTCTCTAAGAGAGCATCCAAATATAGAACGAATTAGTTGCATCCCAGTAAACTTTAATCCAAGATTATATAATCTTTCAAGTTCAGTCTTTTGTTCAGGTGTCAACAATGCACTCTTCTCACTACCAGTAGCTGATTGCGGAGTATTCAATTTAACAATAAGCATTTCAATCGCTTTCTGGATCATGATACCAGTGTCTTTTGCAGTTTGAATTGTAGCAGGTGTGCAATCATGGGTATCAAGCAATCTAAATGCTGATGCCATGCCATAAATCGAAGCTAGTTCACTCTTAAGCTCTTTTGTGTTCATATCATGAACTTCTCATAGAACGAAAATAGTATAGCACCAGACAAACCAATTCAAAAGCTAATGTCAATGCTAGAATCAAAGCAGTTAATTAAGACATGTTAGATCTTGAGCTCCGGGTTCAATTTGGTGTTGACATAGCGAACTTCATAGAAACGAAATTCATTGGTAGCTAGTTCTCTAGAGAACTTTTTCATGTCTTTGGTGATTCTTGTGGACTCACCATAGATATTCCAAGGTTTCTGTTCTATTGAACTCTCACGATATTGCATCTGAATCATGATCTTATCTCCAAAATGAGAATCTAATGTAAGTCTTCACCTGAGTGAAAGCTTCTATTTGGGACATGTCAATCCATTTCAAATGTTCTGCATTTGAAGTACCAGACCAATCTAAGGAAGTAACTTTGTTGTGTTGATAGTTTACTTCAAATTTCTTAAGTTTGTCTAAGACAATCACATTTCCAGATTTCAAGAAGATTTTGATCTTGAACAATCGAACAAATGGCCACAACATGATCTCATCTCCAAGCTTGTTAAGTGTCAACCATTATAATGAGATTTTTGTAAAAGTAAATGATAGAATTACATTGAGAAACAATCAATTAAGAAATCAAATCAGAATTTGAAGATTGAATTGGAGAAGAAATTCAATAGATTTATGTTTGTTCAAACAAGAATCTCAATATCAAGATTATAATTTAACTTATTGAAAATTAAGTAAAATTAACAACTTGTTAGACTAACATCAATCCCGGATGAATTACATTTCAGGATTCAATAGTGAATAACATTTATAATACTTACCTTATTTTTCGTTAAGGTAAATAACATCCCTAATCTTTCTTCTCAACCAAGAATGCAATGATGGTCAAGAAGAAATAGATCACAAATAAAATTTGAAAGATCCCTGCAGCTGCACCAACAAGATTACTGAATCCCAGAACTCCTGAGATTAATGTAATTACAAGAAATGTTAATGTCCAACTCATCATAAATTCCTCCAAATAACGAATAGTTATAACAATATCAGAATCACTCTATGAACCAGACAGATTTCCTATGGGAACATCAACTCATTTCGCTGAAATATGGCTCATTTGAAAAAGTTATATGGTATCTTCTTCCTTGTCATTACATCCATTGTCACAATCTGCTCCTTGATATCTCAAATGATCTCCACATACAACACACTCTGGTTTGTCCAGTTCATTCTCAGATTCTTCAATATCATTCTTCATCTTTGCAATAACATTCTTCTTTTTCTTAGGATTCTTTCTGTCTCTCTTGCGGAAGACTCTTCCTTGCTTCCACCCATCTGGAATAGGTTCTCCAGGAATATGTACTTTATCAGTGATTCCATTGTTTATCCATGTGGTACCAGACTTTACTGTACTAATCTTTTGTTTTGTTTCTTCTGGTAACACTTTCCCTGTCTGCGCTTCACTCATCTTTCTTTTGGTCTCATCGGACAAAGTATAACCAGGCACTACTTCCCATTTAATGTTGTAATAGATCTCAGACTCATACACTTCAGGAGTTAACAATTTCTCAAGAAAATGTTCAGCTTGTACTTCATCAGGGAATGCATGAATTGCTTGCAGATAAAATGCATCTCTGGAATATTTCTGCAAATCTGACATCAATTCATCATTTGTACCAATAAAAGGATCAGAATAATGCTCTGTTCCATAAAATAAGTCATTTGTTTTATGTTTTCCATAAAACATTCTTCTATTCACCACACAAAACACTCTAAACACTACATGAAACATATTCAGATTACTTTCTGGTTATTATTCTTACAAATCTTAACTAAAACAATGCATTTCTCTTTCACATTACTGGGCCTTTGTGATTTAGGAGGAGATGGGCGTGGACTGCTAGGTCCTAAATTTTGATTGCTTTTAATGATACCCTTTCTATGAAAGTATTTCACCATGATAATTAATCTCTTACAAATATCTGTGCATTGATACCTTCTATTACTTGAACATTAGATAACTCTTGTGCCAGTAGAGTTGGATACTTTCTTCTTACCATTCTCATCATCAATCTTTGATTCCTTAAAACATAGAGCTTCTTGTGTCTGAGACTTTGATAGTGCTTGGAGTTTAAATCTACTTTTACTTTTTGTAATAGTAGATGTATCTTTTCTGTAATAGTTAACATGATTTTGGGGTAACATGACGCACATAGCCACAGGGAATTCTTATAAGTGTTTCCTTGTGGGACTCTAACAGATTCTCTAATTGATAGAGAATCTGAAAGTTAGCTTTCAGATGTTTGCTGTTGACTATAGAGAGGACGTAGAAGACTTCAGAGTCAACTTTATCACCTTCTAGCATAGATTGTAGTGTAGGAGGTTGGGGCTTCTTAAACAGGGAGAGAATTCTAGAGAGCATATGTTTTAGAACACTTTCACTGCACGGAAGATGGGATCATTTGATTCAACTCCCATTAGAGAACTGATGGTCTTGCCATAGGTTCTAGCAGGAGTAACAATCACAGCATATTGTTCTAGAATGTCTTTGGCCTGGATTTCTGTGATAATTTTATCTCTTTTTAAGACTTCTACTAAACATTGAATGCCGAGATTGACATTTTGAGACAAATCTTCATTAGTTAAAGTATACACTTTCATAGTTCTTCTCCTTCTAGAATCACATATCCTGCATAGTAAAACTCTAGTGTTAGAGTCTCTCTGGAGAGTTGTTTGTTCAACAGATTAACCATAGAGAGATACGATTCCCTATCGGGAACGGGATGCACCAGAGTCACATGAGGTTTATACTCAGGAAAAGTCGGAACAATGCCTGCTGTTTGAAATCTTTGATTTAGTTTCTGTAGATCTTCTGAAATCAGTTTCAATACAATATAACCTTACTGATCATGTCCTGGCCAGAATTCTAGATTGATCCCTTGGGCCAGGAATCTTTGATCTTTGGGCACAAAAGGTAGATCTACATTATTAGCAGGAGTCTTAGAATAGATCAAAGTACAATGTGGGTCAGACTGTAGTGTTCCTAGATCCTTAAAGAACTCATTTAATACTAGAGTAGACTCTAAGGTAGGAGTCATCCTGGCAAATAGACCATGAGGAGCATCAATCTTGGCTTCTGAAAGAAATTGTTTAAAGGTTTTCATTTTCTCTTCTATAGGGGTGGAAGTTTGATTAGACACAACACATAAGCATTCCAATGAGGTTTCTTAGGACCTGTGATCCATGTCTTCCAGAATCTAACTCCTAAAGAATTAATCTCTAGTGGATGCATGTGTTATCTATTACGTCCTTCTAGATATTGGTTATAAGATCTCTTATTAGGAAATCTGGTGCCTGGCCACTTGAACCATTCTCTGGGTTGATAAGGATAGCGCATCCATGTGTACAAAATACATGTTCCTTTGCACTTTTTGCATCTTATAGCCTGTTGACGTGTTCCTGATAGAAAGGATGCATGTGCTTTCCAATTAGATTGTGTAATAGTCTTGAAGTCTAGAATTCTAGATTTCAGTTCTTCACCTGTGATCGTTTCTTTCCAGGGACCACAACAGGCCATGATATGAGAGACACCAGGAAACCGATGACAATCACATGTACAATCTCCAAATTTAGGAGGTAGATCACTTATTTGATAGTTCATGTTGTCTAAACATCCTAAATTCTTGCATTCGTTGACGGAACTTAGCTAGCTTTTCTGGATCTATGGGCTTCATCTCTATAGGTTGATTAGATGAAGCATCAGTTTGATCACAGCCATCGTCATCAATCCCAGGTTCGATAAGAACAAGGCCACTATCCCGATAAGGATTAGGATTAATCTCAGCTTCATCTTGTTCCTCCGGGAGAATGTTTTTGAGGATAAGAAGTAAACGAGCTTCTAGATTGATGCCTATTGCTGCATAAGCCTCTTCTATATTACACAGAGTATGTGTAGGAATAGTGGAAAAGCCTTTCTGATAGGCTTTCTCTAGAAGTAATAGCATCTCTATGCTCAATTGTTTCATGCTAAGAATCTCTTTAAGATGCTTTGTATTCTAGTATATAGTTTTGTAATTCTTCACCCTTTCTCTAATGCTCTTTTCTTTCGCGAGCAAATGATCTAAGATTAGAGGAAGCATAATACTTGCCTCTAATCCCATCCACATAGTTGGCATTATCACTGTAAACATCAGAGTTTTAATGATTGTTCTTTTTCCATGAATTCTTGCATTCTCATTTCATTTCCCATTTCTATTTCATGAGACTCAAACATATTAGGATGCAATTCCCCCTTTAGTAGAGGATAAATTTCTTTTTGCCAAATAGAAAATTCATGATTGTTAACATGACCAAATTTTCCAGATGTTGTCATATCTCTTGTTGTAAATGCAAATCCCTCAATGTAATGCGGCTTATATCCTCTCAAATCATAATTTCTCCATATCCAATAATCACCAAAATAAATCTTTAATTGTGGTGGGATTGGGATCCAAAATCTCTTATCAACAAACATCAAACAACCAAATCTATAAGGAACAACATAACTTTGTTTTATGTTTGGGTTGGTTATGGGAGGGACAATGTCATTATCGTATCTATCTGGTGGATTAAAATTTCTTAGAGCATACGCAGGACTGGTTGGTCCATCTAATTTATTATTAACCAACCAATCAAAAATAGAGACATCAAATAATACGTCATCTGAGAGAATACAAACATTATCATCCTTAGCCTTTTCTACACCAAAATTCCAAGCTGGATTTACAAAAATATTTTTACCAAATGAGTGGATTGAAGTCTTTTTCCATTTTCTAGACATCCATTCTGGTTTTCTTTTCTCATCATTATCAATTACAATAATTTCTGAAATAGATTCATTATCATCAAGAAGAGGGAGCATTCTCTTAAACTCAACTCCTCTCCACATTGTTGGTACTATCACACTATACATAATAATTTCTCCAATTACGCAGTTTGAATTACATTCGCTGTATCCCAAACAGTAGGAATACTTGACCCATTGTTGGTATATAAAGAAGCTCCCAAATATAAATCACCATTTGTATTAGCTGTAGCAAATTGTGCTGCCGCTGTGGTGAAATAATTTGTTCCGGCAAACAATTGGGATGCAGGTCTTACTACAATACTCCCATTATTTCCTAAAGATCTTACTATTACAATAAATTCAGCTGTTTGTTCTGCGCAAGCACCAATTCCATTGTTACCAGAATTTGACCAAATTTGAGCATCTGATGTATTTCCGTTAGGTCCCAATCTAACGGAAAATTCTCCAGCTCCAGATGGAAATGGTATGATATCATTTGTACCAACAGTTATGCGAAAAGTTGCTCCAACATAAAGAGTGTTTGCTGGAATTTTAAACGATGGTGTAAGATAAGTATCTACTCCAGCACCAGAACTAGAAAGATTTGATGTTAATATTGAAGAAGTTACAAATTTAGAAGGAACATCATTAGCAGTTAGAGCTCTGAATGTTGGTTCAGCATTCGCTCCAGATACTGGTCCCGCAAGTACATAATTGGCTGGCTGTGTATTGAATACGTCTGACATTAAGTTCTCCAAGATTAATGATTAGCTATTTAGATAGACTTTCATTAGTCATCTACATTGTTAAGCATGCGCAGTGCTTCATCATATCCATATTCAGAATCAATCCAGACAACCCCATGCGCCACTTCAAAAGGAGGTTTTTTGGTTTTTTGATCTAAGATTACAGGAGGTGGGGGAAGATTGTCCTCCATAGCCTTGATTCTTTCAGCATATACACGTTCACGCAGATTTATATCACATATTTATTTAAAGACTGGTTGAGCAGATAACCAAGCAAACAACCACAGTGTAGAGGTAGTATCATCATGATATCCTTCTTCAGCTTGATATTGTTTAGTTTTACTTAAAACAAAGGTAGAAAGCTCTGATACAATATCAAAATCATTTAAAATGATTTGATCATTTTCTATTAGAGTCTTGAGCTTAACACATCCTTGTGTTTTGACCTTTTTAGTAGTTTTCACGCCAGGAATTTTTGCCTTAGAAGCTTGAGTTACTGTAACTTCTTGCAATTCACCTGTCATAGAGAAAAAGCAATTCTCATATTCTAAATCACTAATCAATTGATGTAGAACTGTTCCGCCAATGTCATTGTTTTCTATAATTACATATGCATTGTTATAATGTTGTGCTGCCAGATAGATATAATTAGCAAAAATAGTATCATCTACAGTATTGTCTCTAAATTTAGCCGCTACTCTCCAAGGTGCTGTAGTAACATCAAAAATTGTGAATGATGAATAGTCTAATCCTTTACCTTGAGATGGATCACCAGATAGGACATAAGAATGATCTTTAAGAGGTTCTTCGTAGATAGACATTCTATCATCAAAGAGCATCTTTGAAGGTGAAATGAATGCCAATTCTCTAAGTTTCTTACCACTGATCAATGTATTGCTAGATCCTAGGAATTCGCATAAGACTTCTTGGTTGAACTTACGTTCCCCTAAGATCTTCAATTGTTGATCTGCCCAGGCCTGATCACGACCAGGAACATCTTGCCATCTTGCTTCAATAGCCTTAAAACTATTCCAATTCTTAGGATCTTTTTTCTCCTTCATCGCATCTTCCCAGAATTTGTAAAATAGATTTAGTCCATTAGGGGTAGATGTCATAATGATCTTAGAAGATTTACCAGAAGAGATAGTTGGGAACACGGATGTGAAGAAATCTTCTGCAATATTACCGGGTACGTGAGCAAATTCATCCAGATATAAGAAGTTCAATGTGAATCCACGGATTGCTCCTGAAGAGGTAGCTTCACAAAGAATTCTGCAACCATTTTCAAGAGTAATGGATGATTTATTCCATTCTTCAACACCTTGTTGCATGAATAAAGGTAGGTGTTGATAAGCAATCTGAATACGATTTAGAATTTCATTAGCAGTCTTTTCTTTTTGAGCCAAGATACCTACATTTTTATGTTCTTGGAATAAAACATAGTGTAGAATATATCCTACAGTGATGGTAGTTTTTCCCGCTTGTCTGGGGCATCGAAAGATAACGAAACGATTATTATGATAAGTTTCAATAACTTCCTTTTGAAAATCCCAAAGTTTAATATCTGTTAGACCAGCATCTAGTGTAATGACTTTGACATAGTGTTCAATAAAATATGTGGGATCTGCTTGACATAACATATATTCCTTGACTTGCTCATTAGTCCAAGGAACCTTTACTCCGACTTTCTTAAGTCTAGGATTATTCATGAAGGCATATGGATTTTCCTTTTCTTTCTGCCTTACTTGTTTTGCTTTCTTATGTGACATTAATTCTTTTTCTTTTGATTAATCAATAACATTTGATTTCTTCTTCTAATTCTATCTTCTTCTGTTATTGTAACTTTCAATCCTTTCAAACCTTTATTCCAGGTTTGCATTCCCTTTAATCCTATGTTCCAAGGTTTACTACCCTTCTTAAATTTTGTCTTTTTACTTCCTTCTGGAAAAAGTCTACCCAATTTGAATCCTTGAGATGGAATTCCTTTAAACATTTTCTCTTCTGTACCGTTATTATACCATTTTGATTTTTCGTTTGGATTGTGATGTTCTCCACCATATGTAATATTGTAACCATTATTAACAGAATCAAAATGTTTAATGAAATATTCTTCCATAATATTTAGACAATGATCCTTATCTTTAGAAGTGTAAATTTCCTCTATTCTAAATGATTCTTTACCATGTTTTCTAATAGCATTATGAATCTTCAGGTTAGAACCATTATTGGTATCAGAGATATGACCATACCATCTATCTTTAATATTTTGTATAGTAAAACCTATGTAAATCTTGTTATTTTTTATATTCGTAATTTTATAGATTCTAGATAACATCAATTACATCCTGCTGCTTATGGGATGTATTTAGTTTTTCTTCTTGGTGAGTTGTAATAATTCAGTCGTTGTTCCGACAAATATTGCATTTGATACAGTAATTGGAGAAGTTGATCCCTCATCCGAAGGATGATCTTCTAAAGATTTAACGTTTTTATGTATAATCAAAATCTTATCATTGACTTCTGATAAATTTTTAATAAGTGTTGCTAATACTTCGTAAGAACGAGGATGTTGACTTTGACGAGCTATTTCTGATAATTCATCTAAAGCAGCAGCACCTTTAGTTAATAAATCATAAAGATTTTGTCTAGCAAATTCATAATCATTTTGTAATTGATTATTTGAAGAATTAGCAGCGGTTATGGCTCTAGTTTGAGCAGAAGTAATTTCTGTATTTGTTTGTTTTTCTTCGGAAACAATTCCTAACGCAGTTCCAATTGGGTCTTCAGACATAATGTTCTCAAAAATTCAATTATAATCATGTATTTAGTTTGGACCTGTTTCCGTTATGGTAGTTGTATAACGTAGATTTGCATCTGTACTATTGGCTGACAACGGATTTGGAACAACTTCAATGGTAGCATTCACATGAGATGTATCAAAATTACGTAAGTTAACAATAACATCCTTGATAATAGGAGCAGCGAAATCTGTAGGACCATATAGAAGAATTTGAGCAGTAAATGTCAAAGTCCAAGTGATGAAACGAACATCTCCACCAGCTCCTTCATATTTGTTAGAGAATTGAATATCTTTCATTGTAAAAGGAAGATCATTTACCACTGCATACCCATTGATGGTTAGATATTTAATAGAAACTGTATAATCGGGAGTAAAGAATGGTAGGATTTGTTCTATAATTTGTAGACCATCTTCCATGTTTCTTACATAGATACTCAATGCGATATCTACTTCTGCTGGAACACCAAACTTGAACTGACTTGCTGTATTTCCAGATTGGCTTACGGAATTATTAATGAATCCCGTTTGTTGTCTTTCTAGATCTTGTCTTATTCCTACCATTTCATAAGACATTGTAGGAAGAGAAATTTGGATCCCTTTAGTCAAATCAGGATCTGCTTCTAGACGAGCCAACCAAGTCTCTTTTCCACCATACTCCAGTGGACATGTTATCCTACCCAATTCAGCACGAGTATCTTTGTGGTATTTGATTACTTCTATGTCTTTGAATATTGCACCAAAGGCAAGAAGAACATTTCTGACAGTAGAATAGTAAAAGGGTTTATAACCAAGCATAATTATACCATAGGATTTCCGCTAGCATTAGATTCTGTAAAATCCAGAACTGTATTGGCTTCAATTCTAATCTCTAAGTTGTTTTCCAACGCATTGTTAATATTGTTCTGAATTTCTAGATTATTTAACGTGAAAGAAGCATTAGAGTTTACGCCAATTATTGATGTATTGACAGCAAACACACCAATGATGTTCTTTAAGACTAATACATTCGTCACAGCATTCCAAGAAACAACATCTGCTTTAGCTGTAGCAGAAGATACATTTGCTCCTTGATAGACAGGTTCATCAATATTGTAACTTCCTGTACCAGATCCCATTGAAGCAGCATAGGCAATCTTGATGGTATTTACTTTCTCATCTATTTCAGGGATTCCTGAATCAATATCTTCGTTGTTGTAGCGGAACTCTTCACACACCAAACTGTAGCCATAGAATGTATTATTACCGAAGGCATAGAAAAATTTATCTTGATTGACGTATTTAATTTCATAAAGAGCCTTGAAATTCTTCATCCATAACAAATCTCCTTCCCTTGGTCTAGATCCTATTGCTCCTTGTGTTTGTTTATTGAAAGATTCTGCAGACATTAGTAGTCTAACTTGCTTACTGATAGTTAGACCAAATTTCGTAAAGAGATCTCCACCATCAAAGGTTTCTGTATTTTCAATGTATACTTCAATAGAATAAGCTGCAGTAAATTTTTTGGTAGGATCATCACCAAAGATTAAATCTATAGAAGAATCAGTATCTCTAGGAATATATTGTGTATCTATGCCAAATTGTTGAACAACTTCATTGATAAGATCTTGATAAAGACGTTGTTCTCCTGTCTCACTATAAACATCAAAGAATTTATTAGTAGGCATTTAACGTGTAACTCCAGGAGACAAAGAAATGATCCCTTCTAGAATCCTTGTTACATTATTAGATGAATCTGTCATCTTAACATCATAGACATACTTTTGTGCTGATAGATTAGAAGTTGCAGCAGCATTCAAAGAAAGAACAACATTACCTCGTGCTGAATTAGCAATAGTGATGGTAAGGTTAGCATCTACATTAGCAGAGGCATAGGATTTGGAGAGAGATCCGGAGAAAGAATATCCTGCTACATTTATGGGAGCAGAATTGGCATACTTCAAATCTAGATTATAAGACCAATCAGCTCTTTGATTTACAAATAATTCTCTGTACATGGTTTAACCTACAATGAATTCAGGAGGAGCTTCAAATTCATCACGTAGTTGTTTTTCTAATCTTAACTTATCTTCATATGCTTCATTATAGATTTGTTGACCATTTAATATCATTCCACCAGGAAGAGTTACAGAATTGAACTTTTTCAAATTTTGACCCCATTGTTCTTTAAACAATGCAGTCGTATACTCAGTTAACCATCTATCTCCCCAAAACTTAGAGGTATTGTCTAGAGCTCTATACAATTCCACAATGAGATATTGTCCTGGAGTAAAACGTGTATTCCAAGCGGCATCAATATAAAGAATGTTAGTGTATCTGTTGTAGCGAATAGGAATTTCACCAGTAAACAACATTTCAAGCATGCGCAGATGTTCATTAGCTAATTCAAAGTAGACATAATCACCAGCAGTATAATCATATAATTCATTTAGACGGATCTGGTAATTAATATCAAACATGTTGAAACCACCAGATCCTGCTGAATTGGTTTGTGAAGAAGCAAGAGTAAAGATACGAGTAACACCAATTACGTCATTAGCCATTTGAATATAATTATTAGCCATATCACCAGCAGTAATTTGATGAGATGTATACCACTTTTCTGATCCATCATAATGGAAAATCTGAAATCTTTGAATGGCTTCATCTATTCTATCTTCCAATTGTTCATCATCTACATTGATATTGATGACAGGAGCACCCAATTTACGTAGACAATATGTTTTTAGAGTTGCTCTATCTGATGGAATCATGGAATTCTCTATTGAAGTTATTGTAATATTTAGGGATTATGTGAATGTTGGGAATGTTATTCCACTCAAAGAAAACCAACCAGTTGGATTGCCATCTGTTGCAATGACCTTTCTTGGAATGACTTGTCCATTTGATTGAACATCTACTCTATATGCCGTAGATGTAGTTCCTGATCCAATATATCCCAATGTTAAGAATAGATGATTCAGTTTTGGTCTGTAACCAGCAGGAAGTGTGAATAAAACAGCACCTTCTGTGATGCCAGAACCAGTAATCAATCCTCTCAGATGTACAAATCCATCACTATCTAATAAGTATCCAGCAATGTCCCAGTTAACTGTATCATAATTAGTAATGTTGCTTCCTAATGATGGAGCAACCCATGCATGAGGAGCCATCGCATAAGAAGTGTTAGAAGAATCAAATACTAATGTTCCTGATGGTGAAGTTGTATTTGCTACTGGATTTTGAATGATAGTGGCTTGAGAAACAGCAGTTACATCAAAAGTAGCATAACAGAAAGTTCCTGCAACAACTGCTACATAGACTGAAGTGGTTCCATCTCCTTCTTGATATGCTAGAAATTTAGTATTCGTTAAATATTGAGCCAAATGCGGCATAGTCCATCTATATGCGAATGCATTTCTATTGCCCATTCTAATCTTATAAGAAGATGTTCCGTCACCACCCCAACCTTGATTCAAAACACCTTCAATAGTTAAACTATCAAAAGTTCCAGCATTAGAAGCTGGAAGGGAAGCAAATTTGTAATATGTCGTACTAGCTGGTGCTCCCCAAAGATATTGATATCCTACTGTTTTTACTCCATTATTTAACATCAAAACACCATTATTTGCTAATTTGAAATGTGGTGTATTTCCATCATCTGCAGAGATCAATACATTTCCAGAAATGGCTGATCTAAGTGTCAAATCTCCAGGTTGAGAACCAGTAACAAATCCTCCAGCTGTTTGAGATACCGCTATGTATGCTTTAACAGTATTTCCTTGATAGAAATATAATGCTGGAGAAGAAGAATTATTAGCAGAACGTAGAGAAATGACACAAAAACCACTTCCATTTGGATTACTGTAGATGTCTAATGCTGTATTGGGTGTAGTTGTGTTAATTCCTACATTAGCATTGGTCGTTGTAACATTGCCTGTTAAAGACAAGTTTCCATTTGCATATTCTTGTAATTGTGTAGATAAACGAATTTTCTGAGGCATATATTAGATTAACTTCTTTTCTAGTTCATTTATTCTTTGTGTTGCTTCTTCAAGTTTATTTTCTAAATCACTGATACGTCCTAATAGAAGAACAGCAATACGATCATATTGAACACTATCTGGTGTTAAATTCCCTTCTTCATCTTTAGTGTAATGAACCAAACGAGGTTCTATCTCAGCAACTTCTTCAGAGATCAACCCAAAGTAAGACCATTCTTTCTTATCAGCATCTGCTTTGCTGCGATACCACACAGGTCTTAATTGTTTAGTCTTTTCAAAATATTCTGGTAGAATAGATTCTACATTCTGTTTATATCTAATAGAAGATGTTGAACGTAGAAGATTGTTATTAGCTGCTGAATCTAGGAAAGCATTACCAGCAGATGCTGTTGTAGAAACAGCATTAAATGATACAGCACCTGTACTGGATATTTGGACTCTAGCGGTGTTGTTAGTCAATAGATTCATAGCAACACTAACACTTGGACCTATTGACGTAAATTTGGAAGCAACTCCTCCTGGAGTGTTCCAAATATTGAAATCACAATCTACCAAATTAGTAAAATTCCCATAAAGCGCAGCAGTATTGGCTACAACTCTAAGCGCATACTGACCAACAGTATTGTTTCCAGCAATATTTAGAGATGGAACAGCTCCTGATGGTGCATTGATAGACATACCTCCACTAGAATCTATTTTCCAGATTTGATTCCAAGAAGTATTAAATTGCCATAGTTCTGTTTGTCCACCATAATGTCCAATTTGGCTGTATGTTCCTCCAGTTAAATCCCCAAATGTAACACTTGGTCCTTTACCTACAACACTTGCTGTTGAACCAAATCTATAAACAGAGACATCATTTGTTTGAACTGAACCATTAGAACCACTTGTAAATTTAGCTACATCTATACCACTTGCTCCATTGGTAGATATAGAGATATTACCAGTAGAACTAGCATTAATGATTAGATTACCATTTGCGTTGATTTGATTTAGAGCAATTAAATTAGTAGACATAAATTACGTTAATAGATATGATGGATTGTGAGCACCAGCCAGTTTTGTTCCAGATGCTGTCCAATCATTGCCTGCTGATGTTAGGGATTTATAGAATGTCACCGTTCCATTTGCACAAACTACGGATACTCCTGATACCACCGCTCCACCATTATCTATAACAGGAATTACAATATTTCCCTGACCTCTGATGGGTGTTAGCGATGCTGGTAATCCGGTAATTTGAAAATTGGTTGCATTAGATGTTCCACTAAATCCAGGAATAAACAAAGTAACTTGATCTCTTACTCTTGTATAATAGACAGTAATTTGTACAAGAGGATTCATTCCTACAGAATTTGCTACAAATGTTCCTGTATCATATAGAAGGGAACCATTCAGTATGATATTCCCTGTTACTGCTAAAGCATTATTTGCTTTATTGAATGTTAGATTAGCACTACCATTTGCTAATCCATTTCCATCATTGAAAAGAATTTGTGTGTTAGAACCACCAGGAGTGATAGAACTAACTGCAACAAATTCTCTAACTTCTACAACATCACCATTATTACAATTGCTAGTAAATGTTACAGTATTGCCAGCAAGTGTATAGTGAACTCCAGGAGCTTGTGTGATACCATTTCTATTTACTAACAAATAGTTAGGATCTGTTGGTAAATTGTTGGTAGTTAAACTGAAAGAACTTTGATTGGTTGTGGCAGTAAATCTTTCTGAAACAATACTAGTGCATGCCACTAAGTTCATAGAAATAAACTCTCTAACCTCAATCAAATCTCCTGTTGTACAGTTGGATGTGAATGTTAGATTATTTCCAGAAAGAGTATAATGTGTACCAGGAATTTGTACCAATCCATTTAGATTTACAATCAAATAAGCAGAATTAGCTGGTATGGAATTATTGTTTAAACTGAAAGATGTTTGATTGGCTGTAGCGGTGAAATTTTCAGTCTTTATCGCAGATCCATATTGATATTGCAAATCAATCCAGACGTTTACAGAACTGTTTTGTGAATCATCTGTGGTGATAAGAGATAAATTAGCAGTATTGGTTGTAAAATTCAACTTATGTGTTGAATTTACTAGACTCCCAGAATTTTGAATGGCTATCTTAGAGAGAGTCGTTATCCTTTGATTTAAATCACCAGTTAACATCTATAACTCTTAGAAATCCGCAGCTTGTATGATAACATTGACGACTTTATTAGAAGAAATTGCAGAATTACTAGAAACTGTAATAGATCCATTATTGGCAACATAGATATATCTGTTTCCAGCAGGATCTGAGGGCAAACCAGAAAATGCTACGTTTCCTAGAACATTCACAGGAGGAGTTCCTACAATGCTTCCTGAATTTGCAGGAATATTTACATTAGCCATCAGATAATTCACGCCACCAATGTTCATACTGATTGTTAATGCATGATCAATAGTGTCATTAGAAGTCGCAATGATTGATTCTATTTTTGTACCATTGGTTGAAGAAACAATCACATTTACAGTATTAGTAGTGTTTGCTGCAACCAATTGCAATACACCAGAATGTAAAGCTTGAGGGAAAAATGGAGAATAAGAAAATGCCATTGTTATACACCACCAAAATAACTATACCAATATGGACTCACTATGGGTGCAGTATTTATAGCAGCCTGCAAAACATTGATAGAGAAAGAAATATTGGCTTGTGTTGATCCGTTAGCTGTGACAGATGTATTAATCGTCTGTGTGTTATTGAAATTGATGTTTGCATTCGCAATTACAATAGAACCATTTGCAAACACTGCTACAAGATTTGCCGAAGAATTCGCTTGTACATAAGAAGAGTTGGCTTGTGTATAAGCTGCATTCGCTTGACTATAAGCCGCATTGGCTTGAGCATATCCTGTATTGGCTTGGTTATATGCACCATTTGCTATATTGTTAGCAGTTGTCGCAAGAGATAGAGCAGATTGTGCTACAGAATTGGCTGTATTAGCTTGACTATATGCAGGCCCCAAATTTGGAACAGTAAAAGAAATGTTTGCCCTTTGATTTGCTACATTGGCAATTGCGGAAACTGTTACATCTCCAGTGTTTATAAAATTCACATTTGCATTAGCAATCACTAGAGAATCATTTGCAAATACCGCAACCAAATTCGCTGAATTATTCG